AAGACAACAGATACGACGAAGCAGAATTTCTGTTGAATAAATCTATTGATAAATTGATTAGCAGGGGAGCAAAGGCAATAGTTTTGGGATGCACTGAATTCCCTTTGGTAATTAAATGTTGCAGTGTTCCGGTGATCAGTAGTGTAGATAGTTTAGCAAAATCAATTATAAAAACATATAAATAAATCATATTTAGCGGATAAGATATTTTTATGGATCGTTTTATTAACAAAACTCTTGCCGAAGGTGCTTCGCTCACATGGGGCGAAATTCAAAAATATGATTGGAGAATTGCAAAGTTCATCGATAAAATGAAATCTGGCGATCCCTTCGATACTAAGAAGGGTAAACAAATAATTCTATATAGTGCTGAAATCGAAAAAGCACTCAAAGCAAATAATAAAGCATTTAGTCGTACCAAATTAAAAACTGCTGCTGGTATAGAAATTACTTTTGGTGATGTTCTTAAAACCAAAGAGTTTGGTGGTGGTACTAGCGGATCTGGTGGGGGTGCTGAAAACACTACCGCAACCGAGTCTGCCCAATGTGTATATGCACAAGCTCTCTGGGATAATCCTAATACAAAATTCAGCACCGCCGATCTTGCAAAGGCGTATCGTAAGTGTGATGTGAATGCCTCTACTGATCAAATTCTAAAAATTCCAGCAGAGTGGATAAACTCTTCCATCTTAGGTGCCAGAGTCCTGAAAAAAGTACTTTCTGGCAAACAGTATACATGGCACCGTGGTTCTACTTGGGTTGGTCAAATGGAAGACCGGTTCAAAAAACTCAATAAGAAGGATAGGTTCTTCACTAATATCAACAAATGGACCCCTGCTGATATTTGGATTGTTGCAAGAGGTAGCGAAAACAAGTATAAGTTTGATGATGCGGAGTCACTTGTAGATCTAAACAACATGTTGTTGCAAGCATATGCCGCACGTGATATAATGGGAATCTCTCTTAAAAAGATTGGTAGTAGACCCAAATTGTCTCAGATGAATTATAAAAAACCATTTAAACCACCTGTGTTTTCTAGAACGAGTTTAGGTAAACGTGGATACTTTAAAGCAAAAGATGGGTATATTTTTTATAATGACGGTGAGGTACAATTTAGAACTTATCCTGAATTCCAATGTGAAATCATTGGTGTTACTGCGAAACACGGTAAAGTTTCCTTTGGTCCAATGAACAGCATTCTGAAACAGAATCGATTGAAAGAGATGGATGATCGTAATGATATTCGTGCGTTATGGAGATCAGATAAAGATGCCCTGATTAAAAAATGGTATCCTTTATATAAAGAAGCAGGAGAAACTTTAACCTTAGAAGAATTCCAAGGGGAAGTTGCGGAGAAAGATGATAACTGGGTAACCTCCAAGTACCTTGTAACACAATTGTTTTTAAATATTAAAGGTAAAGAACAGGATTTTTTAGAAGATCTGTATCGATATGCAAAATCACAATCTATTACGTCAGCAGTTCACCTGAAACTGTTATAAGGAATAATAATGTTATCGTTAAAGGATTTTTTAACAGAGCAGAAGAACACTCACATGACCCACATTGAGGACAAGGTTCTCTATGGTGGCGTGAACGGTACACGGCAAGCAATCTTTGCACTGCGTGATATGCGTGATATGTTAGCTGGTGGGGGAGGCAGTGTGTCTGTAAAGTGGGACGGTGCTCCTGCTGTATTTGCTGGCACAGATCCTCGTGATGGTAAATTCTTTGTTGCAAAGAAAGGTATCTTCAATAAGAACCCGAAAGTCTACAAGACTGATGCGGATATCGACGATGATACTTCGGGTGATTTGAACAAGAAATTAAAACTTGCTCTCACGCATTTACCAGCACTCGGTATCAAAGGAGTTATTCAAGGCGATTTCTTGTTTGATCAGTCAGACATCAAAACAAAGAACATCGATGGTCAGAAGTATGTGACCTTTCACCCCAACACTATTGTTTATGCTGTTCCGGAAGCACAAGCAGCACCCGTCAAGAAAGCAAAGATGGGTATTGTGTGGCACACCACTTACACCGGCAGCACCTTTGAAACAATGTCTGCAAAGTTTGGTGTTGATGTTTCGAAACTAAACAAAACCAGCGCAGTTTGGTCACAGGATGCTTTCTTGCGTGACCTTACTTCGGCAACTATGAGTAAGGCGGATACCAAACGTGTTAACAAAATACTTTCAGCAATTGGCAAACTATTTAACCAGATCAACGGGAGTACGCTACGACAATTGGAGTCAAATCAAGTGCTTGCCCAACACATCGAAACCTTCAATAACACCTTCGTTAGAAAGGGAGAGATTATCACCAACTCCAAAGCACATGCCGCCAAATTGATCAAGTGGATTAGTGCTAAGTATCAGAAAGAGATCGATGCACGTAAGACAGAGAAAGGTAAGTCTGCACAACAAGCAAAACTTGACGAACTTTTATCGTTCTTTTCAAAAGAAAATATGCCAAGTTTAATTAAAATGTTCGAACTTCAAAAATTAATTGTAGTAGCGAAGTTAGAACTTATAAATAAACTTAATCGTTTGCAAAACGTAGACACATTTGTCAAGACCAGAAACGGTTATAAAGTGACAGGTGCAGAAGGATATGTAGCAATCGATAAACTTGGTGGTGATGCAGTGAAACTTGTTGATCGTATGGAATTTTCATACAACAACTTTTCACCCGATATAGTTAAAGGATGGGACTCAACCAGTAGAGGATAGTAAGATGGCTAAACGCCTATCGTTCAAAGACTTTCTAACAGTCGATTATACTCCGGGTGAACCGGAACAAGTCAGTTGGAATGCCAAAAAAAGACATCGTGGTGTTGTCGGTGAAGAAACCGAAACCACTGATGAAGCATTAGATTTCCAAGCACGTCAAGCAAAATCTCGTGCTATGAAAAAGAACAAGTCAAAGATTGCTATGGGTCGTAGACGTGCTGCTAAAAAAGCACCTACTAAAGATCGCATTGAAAAACGTGCAAAACGTGCTGCTATCAAACAAGTTTTTAATAAATTAGCAAAGGGTAAACCTAAATCTGAGGTGCCTTATGCTATGAGGCAGTCGATTGAAAAAAGAATTGCCAAGATGCAAGGTAAAATTGGTCGCATTCAGAAAAAACTTCTTCCGGATATTCGTCAGAAAGCAAAAGACAGACAAGGTAGTAAGGCAAAAAAATGATTCCATCGTTTAAACAATACCTTGTAGAAGAAACACGAGAAATATTTTTTACTTTTGGTCGTATGAACCCACCAACCGTGGGACATGGTAAATTAATGGACGTACTTTCTAAGAAAGCAGGACGTAATCCATACAAAGTATACCTCTCACAATCACAAGATCCTAAGAAAAACCCATTAAAATACGACCAGAAAGTCAAGCACACTAGAAAAATGTTCCCGCAACATGCTAGGAACGTTCTTATCAGTAAAGATGTGAAAACTGTATTCGATGCTGCTACTAGTTTACATGATCAAGGGTTTAAACGCATCACCATGGTTGTGGGAGCGGATCGAATTGCTGAGTTTCAAACTCTTCTCAATAAATATAATGGTGTTAAAGGTAGACATGGGTTCTACAATTTCGAAAAGATTAACATCGTCTCTGCCGGTGACCGTGATCCAGATGCCGAAGGCATTGAAGGCATGAGCGCCAGCAAACAACGCGAGAATGCTGCTAATAATGATTTCAATACATTTACGCAGGGTGTCCCTAGCAAAATGACTAATAACGATACTCGTAAATTATTCAACGACATTCGTGTTGGCATGGGTTTGAAAGAGAATATCAATTTCAAGCGACACTTAGATCTCGGTAAGGTCTCGGATACACGAGAGAAGTACGTTGCTGGTGAGTTGTTCGAACCAGGTGACCGTGTTACTGTATTAGAGACGAAGAAGTCAGGATACATATATCGTCTTGGTGCTAACCATGTTATTGTAGCATTGGACGAAGGTAAAGTTACTCGTCAATGGTTAGAAGGCATCGTACACGAAGAAAAGACTGATCGATGGTATAAAGATCAACCTGAGTGGGGTACACCAGAAGCTACTGCTAAGGCAAAGAAAAACGTTGAAGTAGAACAAACAGATCCTGTTCAGAAAATTAAAATGAAAATTGACAAAGAAAAAAATAGCGATGCTGTTAGACATGATAAGATGTTAGATCGAGCACGAATCGCACGAGCAAGAGCAAAGAATGTTAAGTCTGTTGCCAATAAGAAAAAGGTATAAATAGACTTATGATAAATTTTAAAGAAGCCGCATTAAAATTACGTCAAATGGACGTTAAACCTGCCGCCAAAATT